GCAGTGCAAATGCCTATGAAAACAGTAGTCAGTTTGATTACTGTAGTTGCAATAGGTGTATGGGCATATTTTGGAGTTATAGAAAGATTAAATAATTTAGAAACTAAAAATCAGTTATTTGAACAAGATTTACTAGAAGCAAGCACTCAGAAACCTATAGACCAAGAACAATTTATGCTTATTGAAGATTTGTATAAAACAACTGAAAAGTTAGAAACTACTCAAGAACAAAATATGACTAATAAAGTAAATATAGAGTTTTTAAGAGAACAATTAGATAAAGCTTTAAGAGATATTGAAAAATTAAAAGATAAACAAAGGGATTTTGCAAATGGAAACGGTACTCACTAGTGTAATTGCTTTGTGTATGTTTGTGGCTGGAGAACTACAAGAACATAGAATACAAGATAAAATGTCAGATTGCTTAAAAGGTAAGAGGGAAGCTGAGAGAAGTGCAAATAGTAATATTGAATATAAGTGTGGCAAAGTAAAAGCTGAATTAGAAGAAAACATTGATGGATCTAAATCAATAAAAAAAATAGTAGAATAATCAATAATTTTGTTTTATATCTTACTTAGGAAAGTATGGTATGAACCAGGAGGTATAGAATGGAATGAACATTATATCAATTAAAATAATTTAACAGTGATTAACAGAGGAGCATTTAGTAATATTATGAGTAAACCCGGATTATATGCAAATATCAATAAAAGAAAAAGAAAAGGTATTTCAAGACCTAAATCAAAATCAACAATTTCAAAAGAAGCTTACGCTAATATGAAAGCAGGTTTTCCTAAAAAGAAAAAGAAGAAAACTAAAAAAAGAAAATAATGGCATTAGAAGTAGAACTAGATAAAAAGAAACTTGAATATACTAACGAAGATGGACAAAAGGTTCGTGTAGATGTAGATCAAGATTTAACAGAAAAAGAAGAAGAAGCTTTTGAATCAAATCACTATGCTAATTTAGCAGAAGAATTAGAAAATCAAGAAGTTTTAAATATTGGTAAATCTTTAATAAGAGCTTACGAAGATGATAAAGCTTCAAGAAAAGATTGGGAAGATCAATACTCTAAAGGTTTAAAAATGTTAGGAGTAGTTGTTGAAGATAGACAAGATCCTTTCCCGGGAGCTTCAGGTGTTCATCATCCATTAATGTCAGAGGCTGCAACTCAGTTTCAAGCAAGAGCTATTTCTGAAATGTTTCCAGCAGGTGGTCCTGTTAAAACTCAGATAGTTGGAAAGCAATCAGATAAAAAATTAGAACAAGCTCAACGTGTTCAAGACTTTATGAATTATCAAGTTACTAATCAGATTACAGATTATTTTAACGAACTAGATCAAATGTTATTTTATTTAGCATTAGCAGGTTCAGCATTTAAAAAAATATATTTTGATAATTCTTTAGATAGAATTTGTTCAAAATTTGTACCAGCAGACCAGTTTGTTATTTCATATGAAAATACAGATTTAGAAACTGCTGAAAGATATACACAAGTAATGAAACTTACTACAAACGAAATTAAAAGAAGACAAGTAGAAGGATTTTATAGAGATGTACCTGTAACACAAAATCAAGGTGGTCAAAATTCTTCCGATATAGTACAATCGACAATAGAAAAATTAGAAGGTATGTCAACTTCTATGTCAGATAAAATTCATACTATTTTAGAAATACATGCAGATATAGATTTAGGAGAAGATGAATCAGGTTTAGCTCTTCCATATATTGTAACTGTAGATTATGAATCAGGTCAAACTTTAGCTATTAGAAGAAATTGGAAAGAAGACGATCCATTAAAAAGAAAAAGAACTTATTTTATACATTATAAATATCTTCCTGGCTTAGGCTTCTACGGCTTTGGCCTTATTCAAATGATCGGCGGTTTGCAACACGCTAGTACAGGAGCACTTCGTGCTTTATTAGATTCAGCTGCCTTTGCTAATCTCAATGGTGGATTCAAAGCCAAAGGAGCTAGAATAGAAGGTGGAGATATTACAGTCTCACCTGGTGAATGGGTCGATGTTGAAGCATATGGCGATGATCTGCGAAAGAGTTTTATCCCTCTTCCTTTCAAAGAACCTTCGCCTACACTACTACAATTGTTAGGTGTTTTAACTGAGTCAGGGAGACGTTTTGCAAGTATAGCAGACGCTATGGTAGGTCAATCTGCTGGAAGTGGTCCAGTTGGTACAACTATTGCTTTGATAGAACAAGGCTCTAAAGTATTTTCTGCAATTCATAAAAGATTGCATCAAGCTCAAGGTAGAGAATTTAAATTAATTTATGAATTAAATGGAGAATATCTAGATGATGAATATCCTTATGATGTAATAGGTGAAAGAAAAACAATTAGAAGAAAAGATTTTAATGATGCTGTAAATGTAGTGCCAGTAAGTGATCCTAATATATTTTCTCAAGCTCAAAGAATTGCATTAGCTCAAACTGGTTTACAACTAGCACAACAAGCACCAAATATTATTGATACTAAAGAAGCATATAGAAGATTTTTACAATCATTAAATATTCCTGATTATCAAGATTTAATAATTGAAGATGAAGAAACTCCAAGACGAGATCCAGTTTCTGAAAACATGTCTTTGTTAAATGGTAAACCAATTAAAGTTTTTGAAGATCAAGATCACCAAGCTCATATTGCAGTACACCAACAATTTATGATGGATCCTAGATTTGGAGGAAACCCTCAAGCTAAAGAAGTTTTATATCCATTAATGATGGCTCACTTAGGTCAACATATGGCTTATTTATATCAACAACAAATGCAAGCTCAAGTACCTCAAGGTGTACCTACATCTTCAGGAGAAATTAACAAAGAATTAAGAGATGAAGATACTACAGAAATTTCAGTAGAACAAGAAAATAGAATTGCTGTTGCAGCTGCACAAGCAGCGCAAGGTCTTATGGGAAGTATGCCACCAAATCCAGAACAACAAAAACAACAAATGGAAATGCAAAAAGACCAAGCTAGTTTACAATTAAAAGCAGAAGAGCTAAATATAAGAAAAGCTAGATTTGCTGAAGGAGTAAAAGATAAGGAAAGAACGCAAGCTAGAAAAGATGCTGAAACTAAAGCTAAGATAGTTGAAACAGCTTCAAGAGTTGCGAAAAGAAATGATTAATGGCAATTAAACCAGAAGAAATTAGAAAAGCTAAAAAGTTTTTAGAAAATAAAAAACTATCAATTAAAACAGTTAAGCCAAGAATATTTGCTCAAGTGGCTTCTAAAGCAAATGTACCTTTTGAAAAGTTGCTTAATGTAATTATGAAAGAAGTAAATGGAAAGATTAGTAATAGCGATAAAGAAAAAAATTAAAGAGTATGACACAGATTTAGGTAAAAATTTGTTGTCAAGAAGTGTAGATAAAATTGAAGACTTTAAAAAAATACAAGGAATGTCAGAAGGATTAAATAGAGCATTAGAAATAATTGACGAAACTACTCAAAAATACAAGGAAGGAGATTTAGATGATTAGTCAAGAAATATGGGCAACAGATAATGATGTGCCTACACCAGAAAAAATACCTCAACCAGTAGGTTATAGAATTTTAATTAGACCAAGAGGTGTAGTTGAAAAAACAAAAGGAGGAATTATTTTAACTGATACGAATAAAGAACAACAAAGTTATTTAAATTCTGTAGGACAAGTTATTGCCATGGGACCAGAATGTTATGGTGATAGAAAAGCACCTTGGTGTAAAGTAGGAGATTGGGTTGTATTTGGAAGATACGCAGGTGCCAAAATTTCTGTACAAGGTGTCAAAATGGTGTTAATTAATGATGATGAGGTTATTGCTACATTAGAAAACCCTGAAGTAATAGCTCATCAATTATAATATACGTTAGCAAAACTAACGACAACATAGGAGACAACTATGATCGAAGAAAACAATAATGAGAAAGAACTAGAAATTAAGCTTGAAGAAGATGTATCTGAAAAAGAAATAGAGGTTCCTCAGAATCCTATAGATGCGTTAGTTGAAAAAGCTGAAATCGAAGAAAAAGAGAAAGAGAATGATAAATCATTTGAAAATGAAAGAGATTTAAAACTTGAAGAAAAGAAAAAAGTCCCTGAATATTCAAATGAAATGCCCTATTCTGAAAAAGTTCGTAAAAGAATTGCAAAAGAAGTGGCTAAAAGAGCAGAAGCAGAACAAAAAGCTGTTGAATTAGAGCAAAGATTAGCTGATCTAGAGAAAAAAACTTTTGATATAGCTAGTAAGAGCTTAAAAAACAACTATACAACTGTTTCTAGTGAACTTAAATCAGCAATTGAAGAAGGTAATACTGAAAAACAAGTAGAACTTTATGAAAAAATGGCTGATATAAGAGGACAAATGTCTAAAACAGAAGAATTATCTTCTGAAATACCTAAAGTTGAAAAAAAACAAGCACAAACTCCACCTTTAGCAGCAGATTGGGTTAAAGATAATCGAGAATGGTTTAATAAACCTGGTTTTAGAAAAGAAACTGCAATGGCGTATGGTATTGATGCAGAACTTACTGAAGAAGGTTGGGATGTTAATGATCCAGATTATTATATTGAAATGGATAAAAGATTAAAAACATCAGGCTTGTCTTATTTCAATAAAAGTCAAGAAGACGCTGTCCAAACAGACAAAAATGTGGTACAAAAAAACAACAGAGTGCAATCTCCTGTAGCTGGAGTTTCTCGTAAAAAAGGAACAGACAGTAATAGAGTTAAGCTAACTCAAGACGATATCAGAACCGCACAAACTTTCGGTATTGATATAAATGATGAAGCGGCACTAAAGCGGTTTGCTAAAGAAGTAAAAACTTTTAGCAACAATACGTGAAGGTAAAGGAGCACGACTATGAGTAATAAAATAAATAACGAAACTAGAGCTGATAAAGCAAAGGTTTCACAATGGCGCCCTAGTAATTTATTGGAGGCTCCTGAAGCTAGACCTGGTTACAAACAGAGATGGATTGCAACTATGGTTTTAGGTCAGGAAACACCGACAAACGTAGCCAAACGATTGAGAGAAGGCTGGCAACCTCGTGATCCTAAAACGGTCAAAGATGCTGGTCACTATCCAACGATAGAACATGGTAAGTTTGCTGGTCATATAGGTATCGAAGGAATGCTACTCTGTGAAATGCCAGAAGAAATGGTAAATGAACGTAATATGTATTACGCTAAAATGACTGAGAATTTAATGCGATCGGTCGAACAAGATATCCATAGAGTTGAGCAACCCGGAAATCCTATTCAGAAGTCTTTCAAATCTGAAGTTACTAGAGGTGGTTTTAAAGAGTAACTATAAATAGGAGACTATAACTATGGCAAATGCTGACACACCTAATGGATTTATTCCATTAAGGCACTTAACAGGTGGAGTTATCAGACCTCAGGAATATCCTATTGCTAATAGCTACGGTACAACAATCGCATCTGGAGACTTAGTAACTATGACTACAGATGGTACAGTGATTAGAGGTACTGCTGGCGGAACAGCGTTAGGTGTATTCTATGGAGTTGAATACATTGAG